CTGGGCGTCTCCGTGGACAGGAAGTTGCGCAGCAGGCCCGTATTACCGGTGCTGATGATCGTGGCGCCGTACGCCGACAACACGGTGTTGTCGTACACCACAAGGAACGTCTTGATGGCGAACGTCTGGCCGGGCGGGATGACGACGATGCCGCCCCCGCGCGTGTGCGCTGCGTCGAGGGCGGCCTGTATCGCTGCGGCGTCGTCGGTGGAGCCGTCGCCCACCGCGCCGTACGCGGTGGCACTGATGCTGTTACCGCCGCTGAGGGCCTGTTCGAGCATGTACTGAAGACGGCCGGAGGTGACGGCCATGCCGGGAAGCCACTGGCTGACAGGGGTGGACAAGGGGCCTCCTTACAAGGCGGCGAGTGCGGGGTGAATGAGGCCGACTGAAGCTCCGGCGGGCTGCGCCTTGACGACGCCGTTTACTGAGCGGTCCACGCCGACCTTCTGGGCGTTGGTGATCCGGAAGTTGTCCCACGGGATCACAAGGGGGAGCGTGTTCGTGTTCGTGCTCGACGTGTACGACCGGAGCCCCACACCGCCGGGCGCGGTGATGTCCGTGTCGGTGGCTGTCAGTTGCCAGGCCGACGGCTCGGGGTCCGTCGTCTGCCAGAAGCGGACCGACAGGGTCGAGCCCTCGACACGGAAGCGGACCGAATACGACGCGCCGGCCGTGTGCGTGAGTTTCGTGCCGTACGTGCTCAGGAGCGACTCGGCGGGCAGGCGCTTGCGTAGGGACAGTTCGGCGGTGCCAGCCGTGGCGAAGTAGACGCGGGCGAAGTAGAAGTTCGTCGCGGCCGTATTCGCCCGCAGCATGACGTACGTCCAGATCCCGTCACCGGTCGGCATGACGGGCATCGTGCACGTGACCACCATTTCGGCGTCTGCCAGGCTCACCGCGGGCAGCGTGATCGTGTGGGTGAGGTTCCGGGTTGCGATCGAGTGGATGCCCTTGGAGCCGTTCACGTTGAAGTTCGCGGCCGGACCGCCCATCACCTGCCAGGGTTGCCCACTGTCCGACGTGCCCCACCCGTTCGCGACGGTGCGTGTGAACGCGTCCGCGGCAGCAGGGCCCACGGAGTTGACCCGGATCTCCTCGCCGCCCACGGTCACGGTGAACGGGAGATCGGCGGGGTCCTGGACCCATTGCGAGCCTGCCACGGCGCGCACCATCAGGGCCGTGTCCGTGGCCGTGGCGGACGCGGCGAGGATCGAGCCGTCTGTGTCCGCCGTGCCGTACTCGGCGTCGTCGGCCATGGCCACCAGATAGGGCCCGCCCGGCGAGGCGTTGAACGTGATGTCCCACGTGCGGACGCCGAGCGTCTCGGTGTAGCCCTCGACGAGTAGCTCGATCTGCTCCGGGGGCAGGAACTCCGGGGGGTTGGTGATGACGGCGCGGTCGCCGACGTCGACCGCGGCCAGGTCCTCGGCGAGGTGCGGCGCGTTGTGGACCTCGACCGACACGGACGGGTAGCGGGGCGCGTCCCAGGTGCCCAGGTGCAGCGTCCACCACGCGAGCGGGGTGCACTGCTCATCCGAGAACAGGTTGAGCGTCGTCGACTGGCTGTAGCGGCCTACGCCGTCCGGCGGGTCGAGGACGGACAGCGGGCCGGTCTCGGCGACCGCGCGGGCCGAGCTGCCGCCCTCACGCTGCACGGTGACGTCGTTGTGCACGTGCTGTTCGTCATCGACCGGTTCGAGGGGCGGCGCCACCTCCCCGTTCGCGTAGTCGAGGGTGAGCGCCGGGGTCTGGGTGTAGAGGGTGGCGCGGGAACGCGCGGCGAGCGCGAGCGTGTCGCGCTGCTCGTACAGCCGTCCCCCGTCGGCGTCGATCGCGTCCTGAAACAGGTCGAGCAGCGCGGCGACGGACTGCGGGCCCACCTGTGCCGAGGACAGGCCGGACACGGCTTGATAGGTGAGCGGAATGTTCTCCTCGCCGCACAAGCGGATGAGGCGGGCGAGCGCCGTCTCACCGGCGTATCCGACCATCGCCTTACCGGTCGCGCCGTACGCCGACGTTGCATCGGCGAGCGCCACGTGACCGAGTGCCACGTCGCCGATGGACCCTCCACCGAGGGTGAGCGTGGACACGCGGCCGAAGGTGTACCCGGTCAACGTGCCCGTGGCCTCGCTGATGGAGACACCCGCGGCGAGGGTGTACTCGTCCACGTCCATGAAGTAAAAGCGGCGGGTGATGGTGGTGCCGGACTGGATGAAGTCCAGGCCGATGCTGAGCCGCTTGCCGGTGACGACTCCGCCTTGCGTGATGTATTCGAGGCTGGTTCCGGCCTTGTCGTACCCGCGGACACTGAGCACTCCACTGGACTCCCAGGCGAGCACCCACCGCATACCGGTAGACGTTTTGAGTTCGAGGATCGGCGCATCGGCCGACAGTGCGGTGTCGGGGAACGCAGCGAAGAACCTCAGCGCGCTCTCGCCGGTCACGGTGTAGGTGGGCACGGTGACGGTGAGCTTTCCCTCGCCGAGGGTGGGCAGCGCATCGGAGGCCGCATACGAGGTGTACGCGGCAGGCTTCACACCCGCGGTGACAACCGTCATCGACTGCACGCCCGGAAGAGCCGAGGCGAACTCCGTTGCGGTCGAGCCGTCCTCCATCGGCCAGTACGCGAGGATGCTCGTACGGGCCGGGTTGGTGAACTCCCGGCGCATCGGCGACGCGAGGGGCGTTGCGCCCTGCCCGAGGCGGCGCAGGATGCCCGCGGCCGACGCGGACACGGTGACGAACCGCGAGGTGTCCCACTTCGGCGGCCACGACGAGACCTCGCCGACGAACCGAATCAGCCGCGTCCCCGACGCCCCGCCCGGCTGGATGGACACCCGTACCAGGGTGTTGCGGCCGATAAGCCCGTACAGGTCCGAGCGGGGGTTGCGGGGGGAGTAGCGGCCACCGGTGTTGCTGAGGACGAACACGCACGTACCGGCGTCCGTACGGGAGGCTTCATCCTGCCGTCCGCGCGTGATGGTGATCAGGTTGTTGGTGTAGACGTCGCCGGTGATGTCCACCCACGTGCCGCCTATGTAGAGCTCAACCAGCACGCCGAGCGGGTCATCGGGGAACGCCAACGGGAGCCCTCCTTACGGGGGTTGTGGGGGGTGTCAGGTACCGAACGCGGTCTGTACGCTGCCGCGGCCGTCGACGCGGACCATGCGGCGGATGAGCCGCTTGAAATCGGAGTCAGCGCCGGTGACGTCGAGGACGACACGACCGGTCGTCGAGGTCGAGCCCGCGGCGCTCACCGCGGCACCCGTGGACGCGGCGACGGCGGCGGCGGTGGCCTGCCCGCCGGTGGGCACGGTCACCAGGTTGCGCATGGTGGCGTCCACCGCGCCGGCCTCGCCCTCGATGCCGTCGACGATGCCCGCCGGGATCCAACGGCCGATCTGGTCACGCATGACGCGCGAGGGCGAGTTGATGCCGAGGGCCTTTGCGATGGGCCCGGGGATCATGGCCTTGGCGAAGCTGATCAGCTTGTCCCGGAGCCAACCGCCCATGCCCTTTACGCCGTTGTAGAGGCCGCGGACGATGTCCTGTCCCTTGCCGACGAGCAGGCCCGACAGACTGCCCATCGCGGTTGCGGTGCGCTTCGGCAACCCCTTGATCCAGGAGATGAACTCGGAGACTTTCACCGCGGACGCTGTACGGAACGAGGTGAACCCGGCGGTGGCGGCCGAGCCGAGCGAGGCAGGGAGCGCGGCCAGCGCCGAGGCTGCGGAGCCGGGCAGACCAGACAGCCACGTCGTGAGCTCGGTGAACTTGGCAACGGCGTAGTCCTTGGCGGCGCCGAACCATCCGGAGATCAGGGACGGCAGTTCGCCGAACCATGCGATGGACGCCTTGATCCCGTCGACCGCGCCGGACACGAACCCCTTCACGGCCGACCAGACGCCTTGCACGATCGTGCGGAACGTCTCGCTCTGGTTGTAGGCGATGACGATCACAGCGATCAGACCGAGGATCGCGCCCACGATCAACACGACCGGGTTGGCGGCCATGACGGCGTTGAAGATGGCTTGCGCCGCGCTCCATATGCCCATGGCGGCGGCGATGCCGAGCACCATTCCGGCGAGAGGAGCGAGCATCGGCCCGTAGTCCGCGAGGAACCCGCCGAACTTGTCGAGGATGGGCACGATGGTGCCGCCGAGCAGCTCGACGAACGCCTGAGACATCGAGCGCTTGAACTGTTCGAGCTTGGTTGACGCGTTGTCGCGCAGGCTGTCGCCGAGCTTGTCGGTGGCGCCTCCCACCTCGCCGAGCCCCGCCGCGGCGGTCGAGGGATCCATGGCGAGCAAGGCCGCGCCGAGGTCTTCGGCCTGGGTGCCGAACAGGGCCGTTGCGGCGGCCGACTGCTTGATCGGATCCTTGATGTTGCGCAGCCGGTCGAGCGTCGTGTCGAGCGCCCCGGACGCGGACGTGCCGCCCGCGCTGAACTTCTTCGCCATGTCGTCGGCGTTCAGGCCGAGGGCCTGGAAACCGGCCGCGGTGCTGGCCGATCCGTCAATGGCGCGGATGCTGAATTCCTTGATTGCGTCCGCGGCGATGTCCGAGTCCCGGGCGCCGGCCTGGATCGCCTGATTCATCAGGCCAACGGCGGTGGCGCCGTCCAGACCAGCCTTTTTGAACTGGACGCCGTACTCGTTGAACGTGTCGACCAGGTCGTCGGCCTTGTTCGCCGAGGACTCGAAACCGGCTGTGAGGACGTCGAACGCCTCATCGGCGCTCGATGCCAGACCGGTGCGCAGCATCTGTGAAACGGCGTTGGTGACCCCGCCCAAGTCCTGGTCAAAGGTGCTGGCGAGGTCCGAGACCTTGGTAGAGATGCTCTCGATCTGCGCGTTCGTGGCGTCCGGCGGCAGGAGGCCCGATCCCATGGTTGCCTTGATCGCGTCCGCGGCGCCCTGGAAGTCCTCCGTGATCGCGCCCGAGTACAACTCTCCTGCGATCTCGCCGTATCGCTTTGCCTCGGTCGCGGTGGCGCCGAGCTGCGCGCCGAGCTTGGCGGTGATCTGGTCCTGTTCCATCGCGGCGGCGATGCCACCCATGAGGGCGGCGCCGAGGCTTCCGCCGACGACGCCGAGCGCGAGGCCCTTGAATCGGTCGGTGATGGACTCTCCGGCCGCGTCGGCGCCGTCGCTGGCGCCCTCGTCGAGGC